GGTCAATACGTGAACTGAGTGACGACGCAAGCTGTGACGATGTTATCTGACTGGTCAATGTACTGAGAAGATAAGCTACTTCAGCCGAGGTTGTCGCAGAGACACCCGACACAGCGTTATACGCACCGGGCGTGTTATCCACGTTGACAAACCGCACCCAATAAAACCGTGTCGCACCGGGGCCAACCGGATCAGTAAATGTAGAACCGGGTGACATGCCGACGCGAATCGCCGTACCAATTGTATTCGTCGTATTGCGCCAGATCTCGGTGTACGCATGCCCTTCATACAGCGGCGCATCCCACTCAACGATGATGTTACGCGTCGCGGCAGTTACAACCAAATTGGTCGGTGCAGGCGGTGTCGCGTAATACGTTGTAGTAGTCGATGGTGTGAGGTTACCCGCCTGATCAACACTCGCGATACCTGCGTCAGACAGCTCTTTCGCAGTGACGAGACGTTCCTGTCCTGAGCCAGCCACAAGCTCGCGCAGACGATCAAGAAACATCCGCAGATCACGCGGAATGTCCGAGACAATCGAAGGCAGACGCTTAGACACTCTTCAACTCTTCAACGGATTCCGCCATGGCGATGGAGAAAACCTCGTGTGAGGTTTCTACTTGAACTTCCCAATCACGCCCTTGTATGGGGGGCAAGCGGAATGGATCGCGGCTCGTCACAGTCTGCGTATGGATCAGCGAACCATCAGCGTAAAACTTAGCCGTAAGATTGTAGGCCTCAGCTTCGACCTTAGCTGACGCAAAGCCCATGAACCGGGGCATGGAGAACTTCTTCGACTTCCATGTAACGTTACGTGCTGCACCTGCGAGCCACACCTTAACAGACCGGTCGGCAAAGGTCAGGAACAATTTATCGTTCTGAAGATCGGTGTAGCCTGCGGTAGCGTAAGTGTCGTTGACCGTGAACTTACCAGTCAGGATATCGAACACAAAACCACCCGACGTAACGCCGTTGTTATAGAACGCTATGTACTTCATGTCATGCTGGTACGCGTGGATCGACGTCGGCAAGAAAAGCGACTGCCACTGCGCCCGGGTGAACATGTTCTCAGTCAAGACCTTAGAATTCCCCGGCGACAGCATCACAAGCCCGTCCGGGCTCGCATAAAGCACCACGTTGCCGAAGCTCACAATGCTGCGCTTGGAAGCGCATGCCTGCTCAAGGTTCGACTTGACCACCACCATCGAGTCAGGTGATGCGCCCTGAATGAAGTACGGTACGCCTTTGGTCAACACCGCAAGCGTCGTGTCCATGCGGCCTAGGCCGACAACAGGGAAGTCAAGAGACTGGATGTACTGCAACGGCCATGCGTACGGACGGTACGGCACACAGAAGTAGACGTCGCGCCCTTTGAACCCAGCCATCATGCCGTTCGGCAGATTGATCAACCCAACGAGTGTGTCCGGTGGCGGCGTCCACGTCAGAGATGGAAGCTCTTCACCAAGATCTTCTGCAAGGATCGAGTCTGTGTAGGACGATGTAGCAATCGCGATCTCGGCGACAAAGAGATAAACACCAGCCGTCGACCGATAAATCCTGCGATGCGTTGCTGTATAGCCTGCTGGGACAGCGGCAAAGGTGCCGACCGTGACAGACTGCGTAGGGTAGACCGTGACCTCAGATGAGGCTGGCGATGGTGCAGACTCAACCTCGATACCTGACACCTTGTTCACATACGTGAACGTGTAGACCCGCGTTTCTTGAATCGCGTTGGTGCTGGGTGGCAGAGCACCCGCAGTCGCCACGGGGGCTGTCGTAGGAGCGGGCAGACCAAGAGGTATTGAGTTGGTGGGGTAGTCAGACCCCGAGGTCGCGATTGAAGCGTACGTGGCTTTCGGCTGCACGCCGTCGGTGTAGTACGTCCACTCCGAAGTGTCGCCTGCGATCTGCCCACGGCATACATCGACGTCGGTCGTCCAGTGGAACCAATACTGGGTATCCGAGACAATGTCTTGACCAAAACGGTAAATGGTTAGCGGCGTACCAACCTTTGTAAGCGTCGTTACCGATGAACCAATGTTGGCCAGTGGCTGCAACGAACCATTGAAGACGTTCGCGTTGAGCGCGGTCTGAGCACCCGACTCGGGGAGATATCGCGCCGGCACCTTAGGTGAGATGCCATCAAACGACTTAATCGTCAGAGCCGCCATTACGCCACCTCAATTGCCCTCAGAGCTTCAGCATACAGCGCTTCGCGCTGGGGTAGGCCAATATCACCGCCGTTGATCAACTTTGTCATTTTACGCACATCACCAGCTTCTGCGGCGTCTTCAATACCCAGACCACGGCGTGAAGCCCAGAACCATGCAGCAGAAAGCGCCGCAGCTACAGGTTGCGCAAGCTGATCAGGGTCATCAATTAGATTCAGACCAAGCGACTCACCACAGGCTTTGTAGTTCGCTCGACCTGTAAGCTGCTTAAGACCTCGACCGCGATACTTCCACCCGTCGCCTTGCTCTGTATTGCCAAGGTTCTTACGACCGAAGTCACCGCCATAGATGATGTTTGCGATCGCTTCTTGATTGGCTTTCTGGCCTGTAGCGTCGTCACGTCCATAGGCTTTGGCATCTGCTTCGCTGATGCGGTGCCGGCCGAATAGTGAGGTAAGCGCAGCGACGCGGTAGTTGAGGTTCTCAACGACTGTAGCCAGACCACCGGACTCATGGCCGACCTGACTGAGGAACCCTGCAACGACTCGTGGGTCGTCGATGTTATAGAGTCCCATCGCATCATTGAGCGGCTTAAGGTACTTCTCAGCGTTCGCTTCGTTAGCACCCGTTGCCGCGCGTAATTGATCTAGGGTGATGATCATTTCTTCATCAGATCCTTGGTTTGACTGGAGTTCGAGGAGCCGAGCCAAAAGTTGTAGACAGAGGCCGTCTCGCGTGCGAGCACGCCGAGCAAGAGCATCATGACATCAGAGCCTGTCAAAGTCATGTAGCCCAACGCAGAACCTACGAGCAAACCGAAGAACCCGGCGACCGTGACGATGGACAGCACCGCAGGTATTTTGCTGCGGGTCGCAACCTGCATCTCCCGAGCGGATTTAGTGTTCTCAACGTTCAATTGAAAGAGCTTGGTCTCGTTCGCCATCTTGGCGAGTTCACCGTTTTGCTCTAGCTGCGCAAGCTCCTGCTTGGCTTTGGCAGCAGCCTCAGGGTCAGGCATGACCCTATCTAAAATCTTCGATCCAACCTCAAGTAATGGGCCGAGCGGTAGCATCGTCATCTCCTTTTTTAGTCATGAGATTGGCAGCCGCGTACGCACCTTTGCGACCTACGAGCCCACCAACTGCACCGATGGCTAACAACATGATGTCTTTGAGAATGCCGATCAGTTGTGTGTCGATAGGGCTGATGCGTTCGAGATCATGCTCGACGAACAGCACGCCAAAAATAATCGATACGACAGACAACAGCAGGATCGCGGCAAGACATAGCGAGATGATCGCCCAGATCCTAACCTCGATCTCCTCAGTAGTCATTCTCATACTGATACTCCTGCTAAGACGAACATCATCAGCACAACAACAAACAACAGAATGGCGATGATAGCCATGATCTCTTTCATTGCGCAGGCCACGTGTCAATGATGTAGTTGACGATGTGGTAGAGAATGATGCCGCCCGTGCCGATCACAGTCACAAGCAACATAATTTCTTTGCGCCGCTTCAACCGTGCGGCGGCTTCTTGTTCAGCTTTGCGCTTAGCAGCAAGTTCAGCGGCCTTTCGTCGTTGGATGACCGCGTTGTGTTCTCTTTGGATCTCGTCCCAGACGTCAGCCTGCCCGCTCCAGACCAGATATTGTTTAAGGTCTTCAGTCATCTCGCGGATTTTTTTCGCGGCGATGACGGTCTCTAGCGCCTCACTCATGGCGCTCTGTTGCTTCTCAGGAGGGAGTTTGGCGCGCTCTTCGGTTGATGCCTTTTGGATCTTGTCCTGCGCGTCGAAGAGCGCCATGAAATCGCCTAAGCAATCCTTAGCATCGCGCCCTACCTGAATTGCTTTTTTGATGCCAGCGACCGCAGCTTCGGCGGCCGCCAGCGTCGCGGCGATTTCTAAAACCATAGTGTTCCTTACTGCGGCGGGGCGTCTTCCGCCGTCGGCTGCACAGTCGGTTGCACTTGTGGCGCAACTTCGTTGTGGATCGCCGAGACCAGTTGGAAGACTTCGTTGTACGGCCGGGTACCCAAGTAACCAAGGATACCGTTCAAAAGTTGCAAGTCAAGCGTGATTTTGGTGTTTTCCATGTGGGTGCTCCTGTGGGTTAAAAATTACTCCGATGCAGCTTGCAGCGGTGCCAAATCTTCCGTTGTCCAGAAGTCTTTTGCAAGCATGATCTTGAGGTGCTCTTTGTTCCGAGCAAGGCAGTCCGCCCAGTCGGCGTCGCTCATGCCTTCAGGCTTGCCAGCGTTGATGAGGTTAACCGAGTCCATTGCGGCGGCGTAGTGCTTGGCGATTTGTTCGGCGGTCAGGGTTTCGTTCATGGTTTAGGCTCCTTGAGGTTTGTTTGCTGCTTGTTGCGCCCGATAGGCGGCGATTACTTCCGGCGTCCAGACTACATTGCAGATTACAACTACGTTTGCTGGAACGTTAGACAGGTCTTGTCCGGGGTAGAGCGACCAGCGGTGATACTTCTTGCTGATCTCTACACCGTCCTCCAGAATCCGTGTTGCCTCTCTATAGAGAATAATCCCGTTCTCACTAACGGTGATTTGGTCAATTACTGCTTCTTTAGTTAGCGCCATGATTTCTCCTTAAGTGTCCGACCGCGCCATCCGGCGTGATTAAGCTACAATATAAGTGCCGCTGCAAATAATCTCTCCGGCGGTATCTAACGCAATTCCAGTGGCCGTTCCGCCGCCAACAGCAAATTGATACCATTCAATAGTCGTAGAATTTTGCAAAACATAAAGAGTTGGAACGTTTGAAGCAGTAAGGGCAATGTTGTGAAAGTACCCGATTGCCGATCCGGCATAACTACTGCCTCCTCTTGATGTAAAAGGCAGTCCGGTAATAAGCATATTTCCAGTACCAGTATGGGCCGTCCAGTTTAGATAAATCTGATAATGGACTACGTTACCTATCTTTGTGTAAAACGCAGTTTTAGTTGTGTATGTTCCAGTTCCTGCTGTCGTGTACCCTGAGATTGCGACACTCGAAGAAAAGTCGCCTTCCTCATAATCGTCTAGCGTGTTGGCGTCAGAGGATGCGGATTGGGTGGCGGGGAAAGAAACACCAGCCCTTACAAGTTGAGCTCCGGTAGTTGAAGTATTGGTAGTTGCATATGTTATCTCTGTGCCACCGACGTTAGCTATTGATCCGATTGTTGACCCATACCAACCAAAATCAATAGCCTTTGTTCCAGCATGAAATTGCTGCAAAACAAGGTTTGTGCTTCCTGCTCCGGAAGCAGTTCGCTGAGAAAGCGTGGTTTGACCATTAAGAACCGGGGCGGTGTCGTTTACAACTAAGTCTCCACTACCAGTGAAGAACCCTCTCGGATTCCCATCCCCATCCGACAGCACGATGTAGTTGTTAGCAGTGCGGATGTCGAGGCCACCTTGGTTGCCGTTGTAGCGACCGATGATGGTGGTCTTTGCGCCAGTGGTTAACACAGCGCCAGCATCTTGACCAATTAAGGTGTTGTTTGCTCCCGTTACAAGCTGACCTGCATACGCGCCAACAATTGTGTTTCGTTCAGCATTGGATGTAAGTCCTGCTTCAACACCAACATAAACACTATATTGCGCCGTAGTATTAGTGTACCCAGCCCGATAACCAACAGCAGTGTTAAAGCCAGCGCTGGTGTTGGAGTAGAGGGCTGATGCACCAACCGACGTATTGTAAGCGCCCGTTGTATTTGCCCGAAGCGCAGACTCGCCGAACGCAGAGTTTTCGGAAGCAGTAGTATTGTTCCTTAACGCAGAACCACCAAACGCACAGTTTCCGTTACCTACAGTATTTGAGCGTAAAGCGGATTCACCGAACGCCTTGTTGTAATTGCCGGTTGTATTGCTCAGCAAAGCAAACGCACCGAAAGCATCGAGAAAACCAGTCGTATTCGCGTACCCGGCCTGATAACCTACGGCAGTATTGGTAGAGGCGGTGGTGTTCTTTGCTAACGTTCCAGTTCCAATGGCGGTATTACTGCTACCGGTTGTGTTGGTATATAACGCAGAGTATCCAGAGCTATCGTAGCCACCAACCGCTACGTTGTAGTTACCAGTTGTGTTGCTATACAGCGCGGCCAAGCCAAATGCATCATTACGAACTCCGCCTGTATTGTTTTCAAGCGCACTAGTGCCGACGGCAGTACACAAATTCCCGGTCGTATTGCTATATAAAGCCCGATATCCAATAGCTGTTAGGCCGGTTTCAGCAGTGTTGCTGTAGGCGGCTTGATATCCAACGGCAGTGTTATTAGAGGCGGTAGTGTTGGCCTGTAGCGCCCACATACCAATTGCAGTGTTACGGAAGCCCGTTGTATTGCTATATAAAGCCTCGAAACCAAATGCTGCATTACGCTCGCCTGTCGTATTTAAGTAATAGGACTTATATCCAGTAGCGGTGTTGTAGTTTCCGGTAGTATTTGTATATCCGGCTTGATATCCAACAGCGGTGTTGTTGATGGCGGTGGTGTTAGAGAATAACGCCTCCGTGCCAACCGCTACATTTGCGCCGCCAGTAGTGTTGCTTTGAAGAGCGCCTTGAGATAGCGCGGTATTTGATCCACCAGTCGTGGTGTTATAACCAGCCCGGTAACCAAAAAAGTTATTCTGAGTTGCAGTCGTATTACTAAACCCTGCCTGATAACCGACGGCAGTGTTGTAAGAAGCTGTGGTGTTTCCTCCCAAAGCCTCTTCACCAAATGCAGTGTTGAAACCGCCAGTGGTGTTGGCATCAAGAGTTTTCCAACCCATTGCTGTATTTGCAACGCCAGTTGTATTGGCGTACAACGCAGTAAAGCCCACCGCAGTTACACCGCCAGTTGTGTTGGCATAACCTGCTTGATAGCCAACCGTGGTGTTGCTGTTTACTGTGTTTGAGTAAGATGCCTGATAACCAACAGCAGTGTTGTTAGAAGCAGTTGTACTTAGCCGAAGAGCGTATGCACCAATCGCAGTATTAGAAAGTCCGGTGCTATTCTCAAATAGCGCTAAGTCTCCGAACGCCGAATTATACGAACCGGTGCCAAGTCCGAGATATCCGTACAGAGCACCACGACCTACAGATGTATTGCTTACACCGGTAGTGTTGACGTATTGCGATTGATACCCGACGGCAGTGTTGTAATCTGCTGTGGTATTGGCGTTAAGCGCTTGATAACCCAGCGCAGTATTAGCAGTGCCGCTACTATTGCTTAATAGACTTTGCAATCCAACCGAAACGTTGTAGTTGCCGGAAGTATTATTTCGATTGGCTTGATAACCGATTGCTACGTTATTTGTTCCGCCCGCATTATTTGTTTGTAGAGCCTGATAGCCGAGAGCCGTGTTATTAGCCCCGGTGCTATCAAGCATCGCTTGATAACCTATCGCAGTGTTGTTGGAAGCCGTGGTGTTGGAATATAAACTTGCATTTCCAATTGCAATATTAAAACTGCCAGTAGTATTAAATCGGAAAGCATACGAACCCAGAACTGTATTATCTCTGCCGGTACTAGTGTTGTATCCGGCTACACCACCAATCATTATCGAGCCATAGTTCTCAGCAGAGGAGTTATAGCTATATGCGGCCGTGTCCCCAATCGCAATGATGTAGCCAACGGAGTTACTGTAAGCGGCTTGACGGCCAAGCGCAGTTACGCCACCAGTGGTGTTGCTATAAGCAGCTTGGTAACCAACAGCAGTATTGTTGGATGCGGTGGTATTAGAGAACAGGGCTTGCTGGCCGATACCTACGTTATAACTACCCGTCGATCCAGCATTAGCACCATATGCCTGATACCCAAGACCGACGTTGGATGAACCCGTAGACACTGAAGTGCCTGAGTACATACCAATGAACGTGTTATTTGCGCCGGTAGTATTTGCCCAACCCGCTTGGTAGCCTACCGCCGTGTTGTTAGATGCGGTGGTACTGCTCCACAGCGCTTCATGACCGATACCTACGTTGTTTGCGCCGGTAGTGTTAAACCGCATCGCCTCAACGCCACCAGCAAAATTATTAGAGCCGCTAGTCACCGTATACAGCGAGGCGTTTCCTATCGCCGTGTTATTGCTTCCAGTAACCCCAGCGCCTGCCCCGCCAAGTGCAAGTCGCCCAATTCCGGTGTTAACGCTACCGGTGTTATTTACATACCCGGCCCTAAAGCCAAAAAACGTGTTGTACGACGCACCGACGTTGCTATAGCCGGATTGATAACCAACCCCAGTGTTTTCAGCGCCAGTAGTATTAGCAAAAAACGACTGATAACCAACAGCAGTGTTGTTAGATGCGGTGGTGTTGGAAAGAAGAGCTTGATATCCCAAGGCAGTATTGTTCGCGCCACTACTTAATCCATACAAAGCGCCAGCACCAAATCCAGCGTTATAGCTTCCTGTGCTTGCTGTTGTGTACGGCCCTGCCTGTTGACCGAAATAGGAGTTACCCGTGCCTGTGGTGACGGCGTATCCTGCTAGATAACCTACAGCAGTGTTGTTAGAGGCGGTGGTGTTGGAAGCGAGCGCCCCAGTGCCTACTGCTATATTGTAGGAACCAGTGGTGTTGCCTTGTAGGGCAGCGTCTGCAACACCAGTTACGCGCCCACCAAGAGCCGTGTTTGCAATTCCAGTTGTAGTATTTACAGCTGCCTGTTCACCCACAGCGGTCAAGCCACCAGCAGTGCTGTAATAACCAGCGTTCCTTCCGATTACGGTGTTGAATACGCCGGTCTGGTTGCTATAAAGCGCCCCTTGGCCGATGGCTACGTTCTCGGAGCCGGTGGTATTGCTAAATCCCGCCTGATAGCCTACAGCGGTATTATTAGAAGCGGTGGTATTAGCAACTAGAGCTTGAACCCCAATTGCGACGTTAGAACTTCCAGTAGTGTTGTAGTAAAAAGTTTGGAACCCTAGCGCAATATTACTTGTACCATTATTGGTATATCCCGCTTGTACTCCTAAAAACAGATTTTGTATGCCTGTAGTGTTTGTATATCCAGCTTGATAACCAACCGCAGTGTTATTAGATGCGGTGGTGTTGGAGTAAAGCGCCTCTTTACCTACCGCTACGTTGCTTGCGCCCGTAGTATTGTTGTACGTTGACTGATGCCCCACAGACGTATTGTTGTTGGCGGTCGTGTTTTTCTGGAGAGCGTCAACGCCAATTGCGACGTTATTTGCACCAGTTGTGTTAAAGACTAACGATTGAATTCCAAAGGCGGTGTTTTGGCTGCCGGTAGTGTTGTCCCGCATCGCCAAATAGCCAACAGCCGTATTGAACGCGGCGGTGGTGTTAGATAAAAGCGCAGCGTTGCCAATACCAGTGTTGTAGCTACCGGTTGTATTCGCTGCTAGGGCGCTAGCGCCAACGGCTGTATTTTCTACTCCGGTCGTATTACCAATCAGCGCCCGTCTACCAATGGCAGTATGTAAATTGCCAGTTGTGTTTGCATACAATGCATTCCAACCGACAGCAGTGTTGTCTGCTCCAGTCGTATTTGAGAATGCTGACTGATACCCAACAGCAGTGTTATTAGAGGCGGTGGTGTTGGCTTGAAGAGCCTCGCTTCCAAGGGCGGTGTTGGATGCCCCGGTGGTAGTTGCAATCATGCTCCTGTAACCAACTGCGGTGTTATCAGAAGATGTTGTTGCAGCTTGCAAAGCCGCCCGACCAATTGCCGTATTGGCTGATCCAGTCGTCAACAAAAGTAATGGGCCGCTACCGACTGCGGTGTTATATGAGCCAGTTGTGTTGTCCCTAGAGGCAAGTCGCCCAAGCGCAGTGTTTTCAAGGCCACTCGTATTCGCCGCCAGCGCACTAGCCCCTACCGCAGTATTGGTAGATACCGCCCCAGCACCACGGCCTACGGTAATACCGTTTACACCAAGCTGCGCTCCGTCGAACGTAAGAACGCTGCCGCTAGTAGCTACCTTACTAGCGTTTAGGTAGAGAACGCTATTAGCAGTGCCAGATGAGAATGTGCTGCCTAGTTCGAGCTTATCCGTGTTGAGATTCGTGAAATTGGTATCCACCTCGTTATTCGTAAGAGGTGTTCCCTTGCTAGCACGGGTAACGATCGTGGTCATCTCAATACCTCAAAGCTCGAACTACTGTGAATTAAACAGCCGACAGCGTGATCGTCCAAGTAATGGCCAAAGTATCGTCTGCTGCTTTGTTCACGACAGAAAAAACAGTGCGACAAAGCATGTCGCCGCCAACAGAAGCGTTGAAAATACCAGCCTCAACAACGGCACCAGTCGCGTCACCCGCTTCAAACGTGGCAACATACTGAATCTTCTCGTTGTTCGTGCCCGTAATAGTCGTGCTATCCAGAGCCTCGCGCGAGCCAAGCATGCTAACCAGATCCGTCTGACCAGCAGCGGCGGCCGTGGAGCTTGACCCAAGCGCCATGTGCGACATGACATTCTTAGCCGTACCAGCCATACGACTGATGATGAACGCCAGTCCTGTGTTTACCACAAGGTTCTTCACCTCGCGCGTGTCTTTGATATTGCCATCTTTGTCGCGGAGGACGAGCTTGACCTCACCTGCGAGCTTGAGTTTGTCGTTGAGCATGTCGTTTCCTTTCAGAAAGTACGAGACTCGCCGACATAGTCCTCGGCGAAATATGTGAAGTCGCAATAGTTCTGGCTACGAAGAGAACCAGCGTCTGAAGATGCAGCGGTATGGGCCAGGATCTTGCCAAACGTAAGAGCTTTGGCGTCCGTAGCACCTGCAATGTGGTTCAAGACCTTAAAGAACTGGATCTCCTGATCATCTTCGGTGGTTGCTTCACCATCAAGGTCATCTGTAGCGGTGATCGAAGACGTTAAGAACTTACCAAACGTACGAGCAGCGGCGTCCGACGCATAGTACGTATCCTGTAGACGCGTACCAATCGACTTAGCCAAAGCATCAGAGGCATTCGTCGTGTCAAACGCCCTTTTTCCAAAGTCGCGGCGCGTCACCGCATCGGTAGCCCCAAAGGCGTCAACAACATACTTGCCAAAGTTGCGTGCCTGCGCGTCAGATACGAAGGGGTTGTCGGTGAGGAGCTTACCAAACGAAAACGCCGTACCGTCGCTTAGCGTAACGGTATCGTCTTTGTAGATAAACCAGATGAAGAGACCGACTTCCGTGACAAGCGTGATGTACTCAGGCGACGAAGCAAGCGCGATGGACTGGTTGTCGACATCGAGTATGAGCTTCTTCCACGACGCTTCCAGATTCATGTGAAGTCCGCGCGGATCTTGAACTTCAACAGATCATAGATGGTAATGCGTTCACCAGTACCGAGCGTGATCTCAACCTCACCCTCGTAATCACCGGGTGCGTTGTTCAGGTCACCTTCGCCCCAAACAATGTAAGCAATACCATTGATTGCCGTGGCCGGATTGATATACAGCGGGCGCGTGATCACGACCGTAGTGCTACCGATCGCACGAACGTACAAGGTCCCCGTCGCACCAGTGAGATCCGTCGGGTTACCCGACGTCTCATCCGTCAATGTCAAACGAACCTGTGGTCCTGTGTCACCTTGTACGAGCCTGATTTTCTCGGCCATGTCTCATGTCCTTACGCGGCTTGAGTGACCATGCCACGGTTAGGATTGTCGACCGGATTCGGCGCTACTGCAACCGTAGCGCGGATCTCAATACCGAGGGCGTTGGCGAAGGCAGCATAGTGAGACTGCGCACGCTGTGCGTTGCCTGCGTAAGTGCTGTCTTTGGTGTACGCGCGGTAGAGGATGTAATCGAGCAGGACGTTGCCGTAGATATCCGGCAGACTGATGTTGCCAGACACAGCGGTGTAGAGCGCGCCATCGGCGGGCTCAGTGATATCTGTTGGGTACGCTGCGTAGACAATATCCAATTGCGCTAACGTCGTGGCCGGCGGGTAGACGTAGAACACCTTCGGATCACGCGGGTCATACATGAAGTGCAGAATATTGACCGACCCAGCGATGTTGTGCCACCCCGGCGTCTGCGAGTCCAGAATCTCTCGGTTGATCATCCGCACGGCTTTCTTGTCGCTAGTTGACGCAGCGTTCCGAATAACCTCGATGAGCTTGGCACCGTTTGCCGGCAAAGATTGCTTAGACCCGGTCACACACGTGATGGTCGAGTTCGTCACCATCGAGTCAGGGCGATAGAGTACAACCTCACGCTGACCGTCGTTGAGGTATCGGACAAGCTCGTTGACAGGCCAACGAACAGACGTCGTGTCCTGAAGAGTCTCAACCGCGCGGCGGATAATGGACTGAGCAGTAAGTGCCATGGGCTACCTCATGCGAAGGGGCGCGTGCGAACACGCATAGAGCCACGCAACAGGCCGTAATTGCCCTCGATGCGCGAACTCACAGTCTGACGAGCAGCCATGGACTCCATGTACTTCGCCAAACCAGGGTTTGTGAAAGGCTGACCGGGAATCACAGCCAACTTAGCGATGGTCATAGCGACCAACGGGTCAATCCAGATGTTATACAGGTCGTCGTCAAGCGTAGTTGCCGTGATACGAGGGCGCAACGCGACGTTTACGACTGTAGCATACGCCTTATCAGGCGTGGGGGTCAGCTTGAGAGTAAAGAGCGAATCAGTACGGTCGGTATAAAACCCACGCGGAAGCGAAAGATTCTGCGGAACCGTACGAATCGCCTCGACCGGGACACCTTGCAGCGAGTAAATCTCGTCTAGCTTGACGCTAAAGACGCGGCAGATGTCGTGTTGGTTCGTAGGCGCAGTGAGATCGTACTGCGAAACGTTGGCAACCGTGTTGAACGGTTCGAGGTCTTGGCGCAGAACCTGCGCCGCCTCACAAAACTCGATAGCAGCATTCCGTAGCGCCTGCTCTGCGAGCGGCTCAGAACAGCCCGGCAGATACGGCAGGATACGCGGAAAGAATGTGCTCAGAGCTTTCATGGCGTCCCTTGGGGTTGGAGCCCTTGCGCGGGCTCAGACGCAGCCACTTGTGATTCTACCAGCATACTTTTGAGTTTGCGAGGTTTCTGTGCAGCGACCTGATTAGAGACCATCGCCTCAGCCGCACGACCTTCCTCGGTCAACACCCACTCAGACCCATCAACCACAGCGATTACTGTGTATTTGCCTTCGATAAGCGCGGTGGCTTTGTTGGCGAGGATCTCACCTTTTAGGTGGGTAAGTAGTTCATCAAGTGTCATGTATAACTCCAAAGTGGCAGGGGGTGATTAGCCCCCTGCCGGACCCGCTTACGCAGGCGTGGCAACCGCGCCAAGCAGCGCGATCCACGTCAGACCGTCAGTGCCGATCTGAATGCACTCAACAACCTGCTGCTGACCTACGACGAGCGGGGTGTTAGCCGCTGCGCCGTTGATCGTACCGCCGGTGTTGGGGTACAGCTTGATGTCTTGCGCCGAATCAAGGTTAGCAACCGTGACCCGATCGCCCTGACCACGCCCCGAGGGCAGGATAACGCCGTCGTTGTCGGTGCCGACAACAGTAACGGTGTTGATCGCACCCGTCAGAGCAGTCGCGCCAGCGGCCGTCTGGGTGGTACCGGCCGTAAGGCCAGTCGTGACGCCGCCAACCATGCGGCCATACGAAGTTACGCTAGGCATGTCTATCTCCTATTAGGTCGCCGAACCAACTTGAGCCAGAACCAGAGCTTCGGGCTTGACAGTCTTACGACCGTAAACCGCGAGACCACGGACGATATCGCCGAAGTCAGTCTGGTTACGCAGGGGCTCGGTCTTGTTCACGGTCATCGCGAACGAGCAAGCAGCCTTGGTACCAGCCATCATGACACGACGGGCCTTGGCGCTAGCAACAGAAGCACCGGTCGCCGTATCGGTCAGGCCAGACACCAGCGCTTTACCAGCAGCACCGCGCGGCAGCAGGTTCGACACATAGACCGTGAAGCGGTCGATCATGCCGATCTTACCCGTACGGATGGTACTGGACGAGTCACCGGTGAAGTAGGCTTGCGCGAGGTTCGACTGCATCAGGAGATGGCGGTCGTACGGGCTCAGAACCAGCCAACGGCCGTCTTCCGGCACGTTCTGCTCATCCAGAACCGTCGACATACGCAGGATCGCCTTCAGCACGTTCTCAGGGGTCGCCTGATCAACGGGGGTCGTATCCGTGCCGAGGTTGTACGCAGCCGAGATCGCACCAGCTGACGCGCCTTTGTTGGCGGCAGCAGGACCTTCGGTCACGAAGCAGTTGAAGAACACTTCGTTCTCGATCTGGATCTTCAGTTGCTTGGCGGCGTCCTCAGTGAACATGTTCATGAGGTTCATGTCCGACTGATAGGCCAGCACGTCGTTGACCTGAACGCCGAAGTATTTGCCCTTGTTGACTTGCATATCTTGGAAGATAGGCGTGGGCACTTCGTAGTTCAGATTCTGACCAGCGGTGTAGTCAGAAATCGTGATGGTCGGAGCCAGACGGATACGAATGGTGTCGCCTTGGTTCTTCAGTTCACCTTCGTAGTCGGTGTTGGCGATCTCCGACAGCATGGTGTTCTGGTAGAACTTGGCAAGCAGCTTTCCAGACCACAGGGTCGGGATAAACGCGCCCGAATACGAGGTGCTCGTATCAAACGGCGCTTGTACCGGATAAACGGCAGGCATGGTTAACTCCTAAATTAACAGGTTTGGTTAAACCGACGCTGATTATTAGGTGGTAACACGACCATCTACGTACGCAGCATCGATTTCAGCTTCAAGTTTACGTGCCTCTTCGAGCTTGCCACGAGCACCGAGATCAGCCGCCTGTCTAAACATACGTTCCACCTCTTTGTTGGTGTACGTCTTGCCTTTCGGCGCGGGCTGCCCGGTACCTGTCGCAGCACGACGAGGTTGGATCTGGCGTTCTAACTCTTCGGTTTTGGACTTCGACGGCTCTACGGGAGCGATTGTTTGCTTGAACATCTTCACGTAGTCTGCCACCGCTTCGGCATCGCCACGGTTGAACGCTTCTTGAGCAACAAGTTTGCGGGGACCGCGCAGAATCGGATCGTACTCGTTCAGCCATTCGACCCATTTCGGGTCGACGTTGACCTTGTCAAAATCCGGCACCATGCGGTGCAACCTCTGCTCGAACGTAGACTCGATGACCTGAGAACCAGTAGTGTTCAGTTGCTCGCGCAACTTCTCATTATCGGCCTTCAGCGCATCAATCTCCGCGCGAAACTCCATCGCTACTTCGCGTGCAACCTTACGCTGCACCTCAATCAGATCCTCACCGAACGTTTGAACATCAGCGTCCGTTACCAACTTCGTCGGCCGATCAGGCTCTTTCGCTGCGGGCTTGTCAACGGCGCTCTGAAGCCGCGCCATCTGAGCCGTAAGCTCTTTTACCTGAGCGTGTAGTCGAGGCACCTCAGCGTCGTACATTCCCTTGAGGGTCTTGTACTTCTGCTGCCACGTATCCTCGGCAACTACCGGCTCGGCTGATTTATCTGGCTTCGTCTCAGCGGGTGAAGGCGGATCTTCAGCTTTCGGAGGATCTTGCGGCTCTGCTTGCGCGCTCGGAGCTTCTAGAGTTTCCTCATTCGAGGCGGACTCTTTCGGCACCTTCGCAGCCTCAAGCTGCTTCTCAATTTCTTCCAACTGCCTAAGTTGTTCTTCAACCTGCTTCGGGAGAGCCATACGTTTTCCTTTCGCTCCAACTCTGTTTTAAGGCTCCGGCTATCCGGTCTGCCGCCAACATAATGGTTTGCTACGGATGCGGTTATTTAAGCCGCGTTAAGATCTCTTGCGATCTTTCGACCGCGTCGAGGAAATCAATAATCAGTCTGGCCTGCCCCTGAAGTTGAGCGATGCGAGATGGCTGCTCCGCTTCCACCAGTCGAGTTTTAATGTCGAATAGTGTCTGCTTCATCAAATCCATCAACGCCTCGTTCTCCGGCAGCTTGCAGCGCGATAACGCTTGCATGTGCTTCCGTTCAGGCTTAGTACCAATAAACTGACTCATGTGATTATGTTATATCACCCAGTTTCTACACCGTCAAGCAAGAAACTGTAGTTTGTACAGCGCTTTATTCATGATCGAGATCAACTCGTCAAACTGATTCTGGATCTCGCGATAACTGGTCATCACATCCCGGTTCTCATCGAGAAACCTACGCATCGTCTTGATCATGACGACCGGGTCCGCTTCTTTATGAAACGACATTTCTGGGACCACGATCAGATTTTCCCTTCCCTGATAGCACTCCACGGTCTCGTCTAATTTCTCAGAAAACTTTTCATAGAACTCGCTAAGTGCTTCGTGCTGAGCGAAGCTACGAGTCCTCCAATGCTGCTGACGTGTGTTCGTTAGGGCATGCTGCGCCATGGCAACGAAGCCCTCAAATGTGGCAGTGGCAGTAATGCCTTTCATATCAGACTCCGTTTGGTCTAGCTGAGACAAAGTTCGATTCCCGACCGCCTACCTGCGAACCGTCGGGCAGTACATTTCTCGGCCGCATCATAGGCTGTTGAGGTGCAGGACCAGCCCCGGGCTGTTCTGCCTGACCCATGAGCATCGCGATCTGCTGTTGCAACTGGGCGATCATCTGCTGCTGTTGCTGCATGACGTTAAGCTGCGAACGCTCCGGCACAATCCTGTCTACGTTACCACTCAGGTTGCGAGCCGAGTCGCGCAGAAGCTCAGCGGTTCCGGGTAGGCCAACGATCTGTTGTGCCACCGGGCTATTCAAGATGAGTTGTAGGAACTCATTCTTGCGAATCGCTTCGGCCTCTTTCACCACGAGGCTCGTCGCACCTTTGGCCACGATGTTGACGTCACCAATGAGGTCCGGGTCTTCGCTATAGCGGAGGTTGTCTTGATACAACCGCTCAATAGCCGGGATGATGACGTTCTGGTCGATGTTCGTAATGACCTGCTTGATCCCTTTACCAGCGTTACTGATGAGCATCGACAGACCAGACGAAGTGCGCCCCGCACCCGGTGTCGTCTCACCTGTCATGTATCGCGGGATCATGGTGTCTTCATCAGCGCGTGCCGAGAACTTCTCAAACACGCCCATCAGTTCCGTAGCGTTACTCTGCGGCATGAAGAACTGAAGCGGCTGCGACCCGTCGTTGATCTCGCTACTCTGGAACTGCCAGATTTTCCACGGGTGCATGTCGGTAATGTCTTCACCCGGTGGTAGCCGGCTGATATTTACACCCACCTGCGGGCCAGATGAGATACCCATGTTGTTCGCAAGCGACCGCGCAGACGCGTTAACCATCGCCTGTGAATCACGACAAAGATCCGTCACACCTTTGCCCTCTACTGAACCGGGCAGGTTCTCATACGACGTGAGGTAGTACGGTTTGCGACCTAGCGGGTCATAGTTCAATACCGCGCGGATAACCTGCGTGCCGATCAACCACACCTCGCAAGGGTAGCTCAACGCAGGATCAGGAATCTCTTTTTCTGTAAGACCCCACTCAAGCAACAAGCTGCCCTTCACAGAATCCCAAAGCTGCAACGCATCAATCAAGTCACCACTGATCACAGCCTCAGTGACGTACTTACCTTCGGCCTGCGCTTTAGACGCGTCGGTCCACAGCCACTGTTTCATACCCATCGAGTCAAAGTCGTTGAGCACCGTGCGGATGGCGTCGTCGTTATACCCCGGCACACCAATGAGCGCCTGCAACTCCTCAGCCGTCAGGCGGTGTCGCTCGATGACGTAGCCGTCGTTCAACTCCCATGCCCACGGTGCCCAATAGATATAGAACGGGTCGACCCGCTCCCACTCGTTGCGGATCGTCTCAGACGGCACAAGCTGACCGTTCTGCCACTCAAGTGTTTTGCGCTTGCGTTTGATGGGACCTTTAACGACCGCGTAAGGAAACGTCACGATGTCATCGAGAAACTCGTTCAAGGCTTTCAACCATCCGCCTTCAACAAGCTGGTCCTCCATCTTACGTTCCATGCGATCAACCCTGCGGTTGGCCTCTTCCTGAAGCTGCCGCATGGCCATGTCTTTCATCTGCGAGGCAACCTCGCGAAGCTGCTCTTCCGTCGGCGGCACACCACCCTGCTCGATGTGCGCCATGATCTGCTGAGTCAACTGCTGCTGAAGCCCAGCCATGATCTCGGGTGGTAGCGTGGGCTCTGGCGTTGCGTCCAGTCCCCACGGCTTATCTGCACCGGTACCCAAGAGCGTATCGCGCAACCAGCTCGTTGCCGCGCGGCACTTAACCGATGTCAACTGCACGAAGATGTCTGAGCCGCCCTGCTCGTGGATCTCAGCCAGCTTTTCCGGGTCGTACTCACCGTTGCGCTGCCGCAGGCATTTAAGCATGCGCTCTTCGAGCTGGCGTTTGGCAACGCGCGCACTCTCCCAGCGTTCTTTAACGTGTGACGCAAGACCCTGAATCACAGGCTGAGCCTGCATCTCGTCGTTGCGTTTGCGCGCCTCGTTCTCAAGGTCCGCAGCACTCGCCACGGGAATGATCGCCAGTCCTAGTGCCATGGTCAGATCCTCGGTATGCCGGGTGCGGGCTGCTGCGAACCCTCGACCAGCACAATAATAAACATCGCAGACGCCTCGTTGTTCTGCGACACACCCACCGCCGTCGCCTCGATGTCAATCTTCTCAGGTATCGCGATGGGATACTCGAACGCGTAGTCCGCCACCCCGTTGTTGACGGTGGTCACAGCAGCAGTGTGACGTATTCCGTTGAGGTCTGTAGTCAGCAGACGACCACGTACCGGCGCGGTGCCACCACTCTGCCCAGCCGAGAACAACCCCTGCATCACATACCCTGTATACCCAGCAGGTATGGTGTAGTGCGCTGTGATGGAGTTGTTGTAGTCATACTTAATCAGGTCATACACCGTGGCTGGCACACCTGCTGTGACAACCCCCGACCCAATATAAATATCCCCAGCAGCAGACAGCGATGACCCAGAAGTCATCACTCGCAAATAGTTAACGCGGATAAACGCGTTTGTCGTAGTAACCGCCGTCTGCCCATTAAGTGTGACGGTCTCACTAATCTCGTGGTAGTTAGCGTCCAACCCACGCACGAGTACCGTCCGTGCCCCAGTGCCTGCGGCCGCGTCGCTCGCGCTGGTGGAGCTAACACTCATCTGTAGTGCTGCGGCTGGGTGTGGTATCTTGCCGATGTGCGGCCACACCGTCGTTTCCGTCGTATCGACGTCAAAGTTATAACCAAAGACGTGAACCGCGCGATGACCTGCGATCAGGCCACGTGATACCTGTAGCTCAAACGGCTCGTGTTTGTCCTCGAACGTACTCGACGGATAGAAAAACGTCATCACCAGCCTCCACGGGCGTTATCGCATTGTACCCCGTCCTGTCAAGCCTGCACAGAGTCAGGTGTAGGCATACCTAACGCGTTTAATCTCTCGCCTCGCCGGCTGTATCCCAAACCCGCGTATGTTCATGTCGATCACCGCAGCGCCATATTGCAGCGCATCATGCACGTGCGATGACTCATTTTTCTCCGGCCGGTCTTCCATCTCGCCGTTTTTGCGCTGTTTATACCGGTACCCCGACCGAAAGCCCTTTATCAACTGCTTACACACCGGCGACACGAGAAACATCGCTTTCCCCTCAACCTGCAGAGCCAGCAACCTCTCAACCGCCTGTATCCTGCGCTCCGGGTCGTTCGTAGGTGGTTTAACACACCGAAACCCAGCGTTCTTGAGCGCATCCACCAGCGTCATCTCGTTTAGCTGCTGTTTCATAAACCCCGCCGGGTCCGGTGCCGCGACGAAGTCATACCCGGGGTAGTGGTTGGCAATAAACGGCGTGAGTTCTGACGTAATAAACGTCTCAATACCCATGTTGACCGCCGTTAACTCATTCAGCACTAACACTCTACCGCGCGGGTCACGCTGCATAAACACTACCGCAGGCGTCCGTCCGAAGTCGATACCCAATGTGATGGGGTGCGACGGACTATGAATCGCTTCGAGTGGTTCTGACGCAATGTGGAAGTCCTGCACAAACGATCTCTGATACACCGGCGTGCCGCTCAGTGACCGTCCAAACTTATTGTGGATGTAGACGTCGATCCAGTCCTCGGTCTTACCTTCTGCCAACGTCTCGTAGTAGTTAGCGATCAGGTTACCTTTCCAGTCGGCCTCTGCTGACAGAGCCGATGGCTGCATGAAGATACTCGCCGTACTCGGTGGGGAGGTCATATATTCCTCCCAGAACGTATCCGCATCAGGCGCGTTCGTCGCACCCCATATGTGATGGTTGGGGTCGCCTGTATCTGTGACACACCCGCCGTTGGCTACCGAAGGATAGCGACCTACGCGACCCTGCAATGCGTTAAAGATGTCGGGGTGGATCTCACGATACTCATCAAGAATACCGAAGGAGCACTCTAACGACAGCAGACGACGTACGTCGTTTGCGTCATCCAGCCCCCGAAACAGCACCTCGCACTCAACATCGTCAAAACGTAAGAAGAAACGTTTATCTGTGCGTGCGTACGATCCTGCAATTCCTTCGGGAAACCACGTCATGAAGGTCGGAATCGTCGCGTCCGTCAACATCTGGTTGGTATTTCGCACCACCACTGCACGCGAACGACGTACTCCGTCACGCCCCTTTCTCATATTTTTGGCGTGGTACGCGATTTTCATCATCGCCGCGCTGGATTTCCCGCTCCCAACCGGGCCTGAGACGAGAGAAACAAACGATTCCGACGTCAGAAAGCCGGCAAGGGACGCTGGTGGGGTGTAAATAACTGAGTTCGACACTGTTTATGTCAGACGTAGACGTCGTCGCCCGCGTATTCGTAGTCTTCAGGCTCATCAAATACGAGTCTCGGGGCGCTAGAAGTTGATTCTACGTAGTTTTCGGTAGCTACTTCAACGATTTCTGCGGTTTTACCCGACGCAATCTGGGCTGTACTCGGCAAATTGATCGTAATACTGAACCCAGTGCCGGGTAGAGTTGTCGCATTGTCGCGCTTTGGCTTCAAATCAGCCCATTCCACGAGATTCTCGATGACTTTTGCGCGGACTGCGGCGGGTACGTCTGGGTCTTTGACCATGTGATACGCGTTCGGCAACAGATCTTCAGCCAGAACCCGGCACTTTGCTGCAAAAGAGAACCCGGATTCGCGTAGTTCAGTAGTAAATGCATCCACATACCGCCGAAACTGCGGATTCTGCTGGATGGCGGCAAGTTCAGTTACGGTTATGCCTTCCGAAGCTGCGATCTCATGCTCGGGGCGCATGGCTCCCACTGCATTTCTCGCAACCGCTAAAGCCACACTACGAAGTAACTGATCTGCATGAATGGCGCTATGCATGCTTCGAAGCTAGCAGACCACCTCACAAACTGTCAAGCCCAACGCCGCCTAGGGCGGGAATTAGTTTGTATAAATGTTCTTTGTAGGATGTGGGAGTTGTAAAAACGGGGGAAATTTTATACGGGCCTGATAAAAGGGCTGGGCGGGGGGAGGGGGGTGACGGGGGTCCTGGTGGGGGGTGGGTACCTACCAACTACTATCATCTCTCAGGCCAAGTTATGCACACACAGTGCGCGTTTTTGTGTAGGATTCATCTTGCAGTACGTAGCACGCAGTAACCAACCCACTCATTTACTTGGAGCAAGCAAAATGGCGAAGCGCAAAACCCTGTCGGTGTCCTCGATCCTCGCTGTCAAGCGCGATTCGATTCGCTCGATCCGTCGCGATCTCAAGCGCGCAGAAGATTCACGCGCGTTTATCGCGGCTGTGCTGTCGATGACAGCGGACCTTCAACGCGCTGTCGATTCAGTGTCAGCCGATATTACGGTGTACACCAGCCCGCGCCTGTACCTGTACCTTGACGCAAAGGTCGACAGCCTGAAGGGCGAGCGCGTGGCGAAGATCCTTGAGATCGCTGAAAGCCTAGGCTTCGACGAAGCGCGCTCGTCAGACTACGCTAGCGAGTGGAGCGCGAGCCGCTCGTTTCACTACGACGGTACGTTTTTCGGTGTCAACGTAAGCGCTGTGGTTCGCTTCGAGCTTCCGACAGAAGGCGAAGCCTGCAAGCGTGTGCAAGTGGGGACCGAAATCCGTGAAGTTCCCAAGTACGAGATCCGTTGCGCCTGATCCACCACACAGCCCGGGCGCAAGCCCGGGCGCACGGAGAACCCCATGCTCAAAGCCTACGTTCACGCCATCGCGCTGTCGGCCGCGCTCTACGCGCTCCTCTGGCTCGCGTTCGCTATCTGACACAGGCCCGCCTCGCGCGGGCTAGGATACTACTATCATGTGTGCGCGGGGCGCTGGCTTGACCGGCCGACGAATCTATGGCCGATGGATAGACAAACGTACGACGAACGAACGACCAACTACTATCATCGTTAATCCCGTGGGATTTGGACACGCGGCGATTTTCCTGTAAGATTGAGGGTGTCGGCAGTGCAGCGACACCAACCCGGCCCCGTGCCGAACACTTGTTAACTTGTGGAGTTCATCATGGCAAAAGCAGAAAAAGCAGCACCGTCCCTTCCCGTCGTCGCAACCCGTGACGCGGCCGTCGGTTCCCTGATCCTTGAGGCCGGCGCCGCCGGACAGACTATGCTCGCCAAGGCTAAAGAGGCGGCCGCCAAGGCCGCCGGTCAATTGGACGGGTCCAAGCCGATCGCCGAGCGTATCGCGGCCGTGGTTTCGCTGTACGCGAAAGATTTCGAAGCGGCCGGCCACAATGTGCGCGCGCTGTTCGTCGACGCATTAACGCTACATGCCGCAAAGGCGTGCATTGTGAGCGTAAGCGTTATCGGCAAGGACGGCAAAAAAGCCGATGAACAGATAACCGCAGGGGATGCCGTGCACCAATCAAAGCACAACATGCGGGACGCGGCTAAACAGGTTCGCGAGGCCCACGGGTTCGGCCGCAAGTCCGGCGGCGGCCGCAAAGCAGCCCCGAAAGCAGCGCCGGCGGCACCCGCCAATGATGCTACCGTGACAATGTCTGATGTTGACGCGTTCGCGGCATGGATGGATAACCTTGACGTGTATCTCAGCGACACGGTGTATCACCCGCGCATAGTCGCGCGCCTGATCGAACTCGGCTACACCCTGAACCGCAGCGCCAAGGGAACCGTGGTAAAGGGTAAGGCTTCAGCGTAAGACCCCCGCGCGGCCGCGCGGCCGCGAGGCCGCGCGACCAGTCGCACCCCGCCCGGGAAACCGGAGCGGGGTTTTCGCGCTTGGCGCGCCAGCAGACCAAACTACTATCATGACGTGCCCCGAACGGCACTGCCTACTATCACCGCGCGCCGGCCTAATTCCACGGGATTAACTGACGAACGAACGACCGACGAATTAGTTTCGGTGTAGGAACATCTATACAAACTAATTAGTTCCTATAAAACTTCCTACATACAAACTAATTAGTTTCTGTGTAGGAACATCTATACAAACTAAGACCCTACTGACTGTAGTGTTGTAGATTTACAAATGTCTTATAAATCAAGGGCTTGCGCGTGCAAAATCGCGCCAATCTAATTAGTTTGTATAAATGTTCCTCGTCACGCACTAAGTGCTTGATCTGCAAAGGGAAATTTTTTTAGTGTGCCTATTTTTTAAGCATTAGTAAGAATATTTATTAGATTGGGAAAACAGACAGCGAAGTTCAAAATTTTTTTTACGATCATCCATACAACAAGTCGCCCAGATATCCTCACCAACCCCCTC